GTTAAGTGAAGGTCGTTCCCTTGTTGGAGCAGCAGATTTCTCAGGCTGAGTTCGCTGAAATGATTGGCGTGAGTGAGGCCCGGGTGTCGCAGTTGGTGGGTGATGGTGTGATCGTGCGTGGTGATTCTGCGCATGGTTGGTTGGTCGCGTACTGCGAGCGGTTGCGCGATCAGGCTGCGGGGCGTGCTGGATCTGAGGTTGGTGGTCTCGACCTGGTTCAGGAGCGCGCGGCGTTGGCGCGTGAGCAGCGTGAAGGGCAGGCAATCAAGAATGCGGTGGCCCGCAAGGAATATGCCCCGGTAGGCCTGTTGGCTGACGTGTTGGGTATGGCCAGCAGTGCAGTGGTGGATCGGTTTGACCAGCTGGAGGGTGCACTGCGCAAGGCGTGTCCCGATCTGCCCGACGAAGCCAAGACCACCGTACAGCAGGTAATCGCTGCGGCACGTAATGAGTGGATTCGCAGCACAGAGCGTCTTGTTACCGACGCCATAGACGCAATGCTGTCAGCGCAGGATGACGACGACATGCCTGCGGATGCAGAAGAGGGCGCGGCAGCATGACCACTATGCCGCCTATTTCCCGGGAGACGGCGGAGGCCATCAAGGCCGCGGTGCGCCTGGGGATGGAGAGCCTGCGCGCTGAGACTCCCCAGCGGCTGGGCGATTGGGCGCGTGAGCACTTTAAGCTGGCCGGCGAGAGTAGCCACACCAAGGGCGCATGGGTGGCGTGGCCATTCCAGGTTGGAATTCTGGATTTCATGTCAGATGACCGGATTGAAGAGCTGGATGTCATGAAGGCCAAGCGCGTGGGCTACACCAAGATGGTGACCGCCTACGTTTGCTACAACGTGGCGCACCGTCGTCGCAAGCAGGCCCTTTGGCAGCCCACCGATGACGACCGCGACAGCTACGTCAAAAGCGAGATTGACCCTGTACTTGATCCCCTCACCGGTGTGCCTGCTGTCAATAAGGCGCGGCGCGCTGGCAAAGGTGACAGCGAAGAGACCATCAAGTACAAGCCATTCCGTGATAGTGCACTGCACTTGCTGGGTGGCAAGGCCTCGCGTGCGTACCGACGCATCACCGTAGCCGTGTCGATCCTGGATGAAATTTCCAAGTTCGACCGCAGCATTGAAAAGTCAGGGCCTCCACGTGGTCTGGCCCGCGGGCGCCTGGAGGGTGCGCCGTACCCCAAGCTGGTGTGTGGATCCACTCCGCTGCTCAAAGGCCTGTGCCACATTGAGGACGCAGTGGAAGAGGCCGAAGGGCTGGTGCGGTTCCACATTGAGTGCAAGCATTGCGGCGCAGAGCATCCGCTTATGTGGGGCGGCAAAGCAAAGGCGCACGGCTTCAAGTGGGAGCGTGGCAACCCCAACAGCGTGCGGCACGTATGCCCCCATTGCCTCGAATCAATCACCCAGGCTGACTACATGCCTGGCGGCATCCCAGTGGGCGGTGCTTGGGTGTGCGAGCGCACAGGCAAGCGCTACGGGGCCGACCGCGTTTGGCGCGACAACATGGGCATGCCATGCCGGCCACCGCGCAGCCTCGGCGTGCACGTGTGGACGGCCTACAGCCCGCAGCGATCCTGGCTAGACATCGTGCAGGAATTTGAGAGCGCCCTGAAAGCGCTCGAAAAGGGTGACGTAGGCCCGATGCAACTCTTTGTCAATGAGACATTGGGTGAAACCTGGGAGCTTGCCGGAGAGCGCACCGACGAACACGCCCTGCAAGCCCGGGCCGAAGAGTACAAACTTTGCACCGTTCCACGTGGCGCACTCATCCTCACTGCAGGTGTCGATGTGCAGCGAAACCGCTGGGAAATCACCGTCTATGGATGGGGTAGGGGCCTTGAGTCCTGGGTGGTCGACGTCACGGTTATCGAAGGCAACCCCGCGGTCGACGAAGAGTGGAGCGCAGTCACCGAGTATCTGCAGCGCCGCTACCCACAGGAAGCGGGTGGGCTCACCATGGGGATCAGCGCCACCAGCATCGACAGCTCGGACCAGACCCAAGCCGTCTACAACTGGGTGAGCAAAACCCAGCACATCGTCAAGAACTTGCGGGCCATCAAGGGTGACGGCAATGACGGTATTCCCATTGTGGGCCCCAGCAGTCAGCAAGAAATCAATTGGCGCGGGCGCAAGGTGCTGCGGGGTGTAAAACTTTGGCGCGTTGGTGTGGATGCCGCGAAAGACCTCTTGTTGGGCCAGCTCTCCATCGTCAATCCGGGGCCAGGCTTTGTCCACTTCAGCAATGAGCTTCCGCGCGAGTTTTATGAACAACTCACCGCTGAGCAGCGTGTGCTGGCCCGCGTCAATGGCCGTGAGGCCTACCGATGGATCAAGCGCCGCCCACGCAACGAGCAGCTTGATAACCGCAACTACGCGCTGCATGCCGCCATGGGCATGGGCTTGCACAAGTACACGGATGCCAAATGGATGCAGCTCGAAGTAGCAGTGCAGCCGCCGTCCGACCTATTCAGTATTCCTATAGCTACCGAGCAAGTTCAAACCAATCAAGCAATCAACCTACATGAGGATGAATATGACGACGACTTCGAGCCAAGCAGACAGCAAATCCAAGTACACGACACCTTCAGGAGAGATTGGTAAGCCACGACTAAATCGGGTGCAGCAATTTCTTGAGGATCTTCGCAAAGCGCGAGAGCTCAGAAAAAAGCGGGAAAAGCAAAAACAAAAGGAGCTACGTGATCTTTTGCTGAAAAGCATTAAGCACGAAAGAAATGTTCAAAGCAATCAGAGCCTGCGACTCCAATACGAACCTGATCGCGCGCCACCCAGTTTGCAACAGTTTGCCAAAGCACAGCAGCCCGCCTCCAGCGCGCGTCCTACCTTCAAACGGGGCTGGTGAGAATGGCTGCAATCAAAACACCTGAGCTCGACCGCCGCCTGCAGGCCGATCCTGATCTGGTCGACCGCATCTTTGACTACATCCTGTCCGATCCCGCGCTTTCGCAGGCCATACAAACCCATGCCCAGGCCGACAAAACCACCGTGGTCAAGCTCAAAGCTGCTGTGCGCAATGAATTCAGGGGCGAAGAGTGCTACATCGCAGGCCGCCCAGGACAAGCCACCGCGCAAAAAGTCTTGGCCTTGTTCAATGGCCGCAACGCCACCGAGGTAGCCCGCAAGCTAGGCATCAGCCGTGCATCGGTATACCGGCACATAAAACAGGCGGGCGGCACGCCCCGATAGCGGAACTGTCTCATTTTTTCCGGGAAATGAGACAGAGCCACCGCTACCTTGTGAGCCTTAAAACGCCCCACATGCGCCATGGCCTTCACCCAAACTGACCTCGACAACATCAACGCAGCCATCGCAACCGGTGAACTCTCGGTCGAAGTCAATGGCCGCAAAGTCGTCTACCGCAGTGTTGACGACCTGCTTAAAGCCCGCGCCGTCATGCAAGCCGACCTGGCCAGCAGCAGCGCCGCGGTAGCGTCCAGCCCGCGCCGTGGGGCATTCCGAGTCACCTTTGCCACCCACCGGGGAGACTGATCGCCCATGGCCAACCTCATTGACCGCCTGGTAGGCGTATTCAGCCCCGACGCAGGCCTGCGCCGCATGCGCGCCCGTACCCTGTTGGAGCGTGCTTACGAAGGTGCTAGCCAGCGCGATGGCTGGAAACCCCGACGCGCTGGCGCCAGTGCAAACACCGACCACAGGGCCGACGCCAAAACCCTGCGCAACCGATCCCGTTCACTCGTACAGAACAGTCCTTACATCGCTCGTGGCCTGGGTAGCCTCGTCTCCAACACCATCGGCACCGGCATCACACCGCGCAGCATGGCAGCCAATGCCGCCGCCATCGACAAACTTTGGAGCGAATGGTGCGCAGTGGCCGATGCCGATGGCCGGCTGGATCTCTACGGACTGCAGGCAGCCGCCTACCGTGCCATGGAGCAAGACGGCGAAGTGCTGGTGCGCCTGCGTACCCGCCGTGCAGAAGACGGCTTGCCTGTGCCCCTGCAGCTCCAGTTGCTCGAAATCGACTGGCTCGACGACTCCAAAACCGCCACCAACGGGCCCAACACCATCGTCAACGGCATCGAGTACGACCCACTGGGCCGCATCACTTCCTACTGGCTTTGGAGCCAGCACCCGGGCGAGCAGCTTGCCGTGTTCAAAAACCGCGCCACCAGCTACCCCGTGCCTGCGGCCAGCATCATCCACTTGTTCAACCCAGAGCGCCCAGGGCAGGGCAGGGGATTTACCCGCCTGGCACCGGTCATCGCCCGCGTGCGCGACCTCACTCTCTATGAAGACGCTGAGCTCCAGCGTAAAAACCTTGAAACACGCCTGTCCGTGATTGCCAGCGGCGATGTTGCCGCAATGAGCCCAAGCGAAGGGCACGATCCAGACGAAGTGCGTAAAACCGGAGAGCTTGGAACCTTGTCCAGCGGCTCCATATTCCAGGTGCCCACCGGTACCAACCTCACCGTGGTGGAGCCCAAGGCAGCGCCGGGGTATGTGGACTACGTCAAGTTCCAGCTGCACATCGTTGCGGCCGGCATGGGCGTCACCTACGAAATGCTCACGGGCGACGTGAAAGAAGTCAACTTCAGCAGTGCCCGCGTGTCCTTGCTCGAATTTCGGCGCAACGCAGAGCAAATGCAGTGGCTCACCCTCATACCCAAGTTGTGCGTGCCTATTTGGCGCGCTTTTGTCGACGCCGCTGTCTTGGCAGGAAAAGTCACCCGCGCAGACTACGCTTGTGAGTGGTCCACACCCAAGTGGAGCTACGTCAACCCTGTGGACGACGTGCGCGCCGATCTGGACGAGGTATCTGGTGGCCTATCCAGCCTGAGCGAAAAACTGCGCCAGCGCGGCTACAAGCCCGATCTGGTTTTCAGCGAACTAAAAACCGACCTGGACCGCCTGCAGGCCGATGGTGTGCTGCCCCTGCTGTTTGCCATGAAAAGCGGCAACGCACAGGCCGCCATGGACAGCCAAAACCCGCCCGCTGGTGGCGCAGAGGCTTGAAACAGTCTCACGCCCGCCAGTCATGAGACAGCAGCCCTAAGAAAGTACACCCCATGCCTCAAAACACTACCCAGCTGATGCCATCGCTTGTGCGCGCGGCTCAGATTGAGCCCGCCACCTTTGATGCTGACAAGCGCACCGTCGAAGTGGTGTTCACCACGGGCGCCAAGGTGCGCCGCTACGACTGGTGGCGC